CAGGCCTAAAGGCATTGGCGGACGATGAGTCTGCTAAAAAAAAAAAGAGAATATCCCAAGAGTAACATAGATAGGACTCTCTCTAGGACCGAAAGCGAAGATCAATATTACAATGCTAAGCGTGTTCTTCTGCCTTTATCGGAATTGGTAGAGGCGGATCCTTCTCATGCCGCCCAATGGGTAAGGATGATGGATGATGTCCTCATAGCTTTGAGAGATATTGGTATGCATTCAAATCATCTTGCTTTATTGAACGCCGAGTTCTTGAAAAATAAACCGGGTTTCGGATCTGAGACCATACCTCCATCTGCGCCACTACCACGCTCTATTCCAAGTATGGAACAACCACGAACCAGGGATGATTTCGAGACTGCTGAAACTACAAGGATTGCGCGCCAAAGCCTTATAGCTTTGGTGATTAACGCTATTCAAGAAATAGCACCACACTTGTTGAAATCTGCAATTGCTAAGGCGAAAACCGAAGGTCTAAAAGATCAACAGATTAAGTCTGTATTATCTTCAGGATTCAATAATCAATTTGATAAGCCTGCCGATGAGGCCAAGGTTGCCGAGTCGCTATTCCCACACTTACGGGATTTAGGATGGACTGATTTGATTAACAAGCACATCAAAGTCATGGCTAGCCTTGGTGTAAAGAAGGATGCACTACAAAAGATTGCCGACAAATACGGACCCGCCGATATCAAGAGCTTGGGTTTGCTCGGTAGGGTTTTGAAGAGTGCTGGCGATAAAGAGTTTACAGCCGAAGAGTTGGGCGGAGGGCTCGCGTTAGAATTAGATAAACCTCCAGCCGCTGCTGCTCCGGTTCAGATATTAAATCCATTTGAAAATGAGAAGCCAAGAGGCAAACACAAAATAACATCTGAACAGCTTCCTGAACTTGCTCAACGTGTTGTTGAAATCCTTAGAGCTGGTTTGGCTAATCCTAAGGAATATCATAGACTTAGGCTTTCGTTTCACGGAAAGGACCTTATCGACGCAGCGGCTAATTACGAAGTCCAGAAGTTTCGTAATGAAATGAATGCCGAAATGTTTTCTGAATTTGCAAATTTGGTTAAAGAATGGGCCGTAGCAGAACTGTTTCCGACAATGGCTCCAGCACAAATGCCAGCTGCCAAAGTAGAAGTCAGAAAACCAGCTGTTGTATCAATTCCAAAAGCGCAAGAAGAAAAGGTATATGATGAAAATAGTGAAGAGTACCAAGCCGCAGAAGATGAGGCCAGGGCATTTTTCGCAGAGGGAGAGCCAAAGAAAATCATTACCGAGATCTATCAATATGAGAAAAATAAGAAGAAGTGGATTGACGATGAAGATACAAAAGCCTCGAAGTTGTTTTATACAATGGTAGAAAGAATTACTGACAGAATTGTGTCTGGTGAATCAGATCCTACTAATGAGGAAATATTCGAAGGCATTTTGTCGGAGATGCGACAGATTACTCATGGCCCATGGAATCCAAAAGCCAGACCCGAAGAAGAGAAGGTTAAAGAGCTGCTTCAAGGGCCCAAAGAGAGCGATGATGAATTTGAGAAAAGAAAAGCCAGAGCTTTGCCGCTGGCTCCACCCACCAAAGAGCAGTTGGAAATTGGCAAGACTATTTCCGAGGAAGAGCCCAAGCTTTCAACAGAAGAGCCCGCAAAGGACTCTGTGAAGCACAAGTATCTCAAGTGGGGAGGTTATCAAGATCATTGGGGCGTAACTATTAGCGAAGCTCAAGCCAAAGAACTTGAGGGCAAGATCGAAGCTAGGGTTCTAGCTGACAAGGATAAGTTAGAAGAAGCATTCAAGAATTTTGTATATGATGTTGACAAAGATCCAGTGTCTGTAACCTCTTTGCCAGATGATGTGCGTGGTGAAGTTCTTGATATGCTTGGCCGTGGGGAGTCTTCAAAAGCTGTTCAATCTTATTTGGTTAAGAAGAATATTGAACGTAAAGAAAATAAGAATGAACTATTTACGATTCCTTCTTTGAACGATCTCAAAGCCTCTCGCTTTATTAGGGTTGGTCCACAGAAAACCGCAGAACTCAAAGCCTATCGAAATGATATTATGGGAAGAATCATTAGAAGGAGTGTCAATAAGGTATTGAGCGAAGCTGGCTTTGAGAATCCAATGATCGAACCTGGAGAAGATGATAACATTTCATACAACCAGGTCAATATTGATCTAAGGAATATCATGGGAGAGGAGCGAGCCAAAGCTCCATTCTTCAAGAAACAACCTATTGGACCTGATGGTAAGCCTCTTGTTCAATTTTGGCAAGATCCTGCCGGGTATTGGGAGGCTTTCGTAGCGGCCAAGAATCATTACGAAGGTTACGGTGATGCCGAGAAGAAAGCTCAGGCCGATGAAATGGTCTCTAAGGGATTCAACTCTCCTGATGAGCCGGTGTTTGGATATCAGACAGCACGACAACTTCTTCGCAATCTAGATAAGAAAGTCTCTGGTAACATTCTTCCGAATTACAATGGGTTGAAGACATTGTTCTCAAATCCTGAGGAATATCAACAGGCTTTCTTGGAAGCGCAGAAACAATTTTCAACCGAATGGAGAGACAAGCCAGATGAGTGGAATAGGATTGTCGGTTCCACTAAGTATAATATTTCAGACATTCCTGTTGGTGTAAAGAGCAAAATATTACCATTGGCTGTCAAGGGACTTCCAAAGAAGAAATTGGAAGAGATTGCCGACTCAATGGGAATTGATTCTGAAACCGTAGATAGGATTCGAAAGTATGTCAGTCAAAGTGGAGATAAGGTTCGCAATACCATTATGGCGTTGGCATTTAGTAAGACGCCATTTAGCGATGCGAAAGCGCAACTTGAAGAAAGATTCCCTGATGCGAATCTTCCTTGGGATGTTATAGAATATGCTTATCACAATCTACAATCTGATAAGGAAGATACCGAAGCTAGCCAGCAACAACAAAATGAGTGGATGAAAGAGCAGGGCTTCTATCCTCCGTTCCAAATTGCGGTCGGTGGCTTGGGCATGGATAGGGAACAGAGGGGCAAGTTTCCAAGGCGTGAAGAGCCGGTGACGTTTGCCTCGATTCTGAAGCCGCGCAAAGGAAAGGGCGTTCGAGATGCCGGAATTTCTGGCGAAGCACCCTCTCTTGAAGATCTTCAGAAAGGTGGCCCGCCAAAGATACGAAATATTCCTGCGCGAAGTCGCATTAGCAATCCAAAGTGGCCATCTTCCGCCCAACGTCAACCAGGGGAATCAAAAGCATTCAACCCAATTAAGGGATTGTCTCCATTTGTTTCTAAGAAGTAAGAAGGAATGAAATGGCGTCCGATTTTTCAAAGATTAATAATCATCCAGAGAAGCAATCAATAATTACAAAGCTTCTTAGTGGTGATAACCCCAAGACAGTATCTGCATATCTAAAAGACAAATATCCAAAACCTGATGAGGGCCATTTAAGAATTCCAGCGACTCTTCTGCAAACATTCTTGGATGAGTATGCCGATCATCATGGTTTTATAAAAAAGATCATTCAGCGAGACGCGGACAGTAAGATTGATAAAAGGATCGCCGAGTCACTGATGGATAATCGGGCATGGCGTGATCGTGTTGTTGACGGTGTTAAGAAGGAACTCAATTACTTAGATAAACTCGATAATTTGGTTACCATTATGGAGGTTCGTTCAGAGCAGCTCTTCGATTTAATTCAAAGCGATCCGGAAAATACTCGAACAGATTATATCTTTACCAAGTATGCAGAAATTCTGATGCAAGTTCTCGAAAAGTGCGACAAGATCAAAAATGATCGTCCGGATATTCGCATTGAACATACGTACACAGTTCAGATGGTGGAGCAACAGTCGATTGCTTTCCAGGATGCGATTCGAAGGGTGTTGGAACGCCTTGGGCCAGAATATGGATCTTTGTTCATGGATTTGTTGAAGGAGGAGCTTTCAAAGATGACCCCAAGAGATCTGGGCCCATTGCCGGTCGCAACGTCAAAGGAGATTGAAAAGGAAAGACAGTCTTTGGATAAGTTGAGCGTCAAGGTGGAAGAATTTGATCAAAAGTTTCTAGAGGAATACAAAGACGAAGAGCCGCTCGATTCTACAGATTCCGATGATGAGGAACCAGACGATGAGGAGTCAGATGACTTTTAACGAACATTTTCAGCGCCAAGTTGATTCGGCAAATTGTGAATGCTTGCCACAAGACATTCGGGACGGAGTATTGTCTGATTTTGATACGATGTCAGGGCTCGGTATCGACAATAATGATGATCAAAATAGATTCTTCTTGGTAAGAAATCATGTTCCAGAAATTGCTCATTTGATATTCAAAGTAAAACTCAATGACCCTACAGCTCGTGCAATTGCTGCGGAAGTGTTCAGGAATAGAGAAAAAGCACCCATTGGTACACTTTTGCAGTTGATAGAAGCCATTGATCTCGCATTAAAGAAGATGGTACCGGGACATGTTAGGCCCAAGCTTGCCTACCCACAACCAGGGTCGATTTCAGAACTCCCCAAATACGACATCGGTCGTTGGGTGGCGGCTACTCGCGAGATATATGGTTTAATGAATAAGGGTCATGAACCTACTCAAGCAAAAAAATCTGTAATCGGTAACTGGGAAGCAAAGGAACAAATGGATTATGAACAATGGCTGAAATTCTATAAGGAGAGGACCCCCGAGAAATATCCTAAGTTGGCTCAAGATGGGTTATTTCTGGCTAACCTTCCTATTGGAGTAGACTCTTTGCGCGCTCGGCATCGTAGCGGCAAATTCCCAAATCCCATCGGTGGTATGAGAGATGAACTACCAGGTCTGCCACAAGGCGATGTGAATTCTGCTCGTGATAAAATTGAAGGACAACGTAGAAAGCTAATCAGCCGTCTCAATTCAGCGGAGAAGATGTTGGCCTCTATGGACGGCCAACTATTTGCCGGAGACGATCAAGAATTGATGCTGAAGCTTCTTCAGGACTTGAAGCGAAGAATTCAAACCGCTAACAAACTCACGTCTAGTTCTTCATTGTTTCTAGATCAAATCTATCGATCCGCAAATCTATTGAAGTCAAGAGGCAGGGATGGCGCAGCCGGCTTCTTTTACAAGCTGGCCCAATTAGATCCTTCCGGCATGGATTCGGCCCCAGGTATTCCAGGTGTAGGCGATCCTCCATCAGAAGGCAATGCAGAAGGCAATAAGGACGATACCTATCAGTGTTTGAAAGAATTCTTTGATAATTTGGACAGGGGCGTGTCCGATAAGGATGACACTCCAGAAGAAAGGAAGGCACAGCGAAGCCATGAGGTTGCGCCACTTCCACCAGCACCAGCAGGAGTGCCGGCTGCAACAGCCCCACCGCCAGTTCCACCAACAGCCCCGCAGGCAGCGGCAGCTATTGAAGTTGCTGATATTATCAAAATTGGCCATGGTTATTGGCACCCTCGTTCAAAGTTTGCTCAAGAAGCCCCACTTCCGCCGCCTCCTGAAGCCGCCCCGCCTCAGCCTGTTGAAGTTGAGGCCCCACCTCCAGAAGAGGAAGTTACAGCAGACAACACTGAAGATGTTATTGATGCGGCACTGAAGGGCGTAACAGTTAACGATGTAGTGAATAGACTAGACATGCTTGTATCAATTTACAACAAGCGAGAAATTGCTCGTCAATTATCAATCCTTGATATTATGATGGACCGCCTTGGCCTATCCTCATTCTTCCCTGCGTTGGGCGAGGCGATGAGCAAGGCTCTTGAGTCTAACCAATACATTGGCAGTCGTCTTGAAGGCGTATTGACAAGGCTAAAGGGATCTATGGAAGTGCCAGGCGCTTCAGAATGGATTGAGCCTAAGACCGTTGAAATGAACCCAGAAACAGCTGGTATCAGAAATAGCTTACAACAAAAGAAGGAAGAAGAAGCGAAGCACAAAGAACTGCGTAAGCAGCAAGATCTTGCGAAGATGCAGGGCGGAGCTGCAGGTCCAGATGTAGGGCCAGCTGCCGTACCTCCAGGAGAGTCTGCTGATTTGCAGAAGCCAGTCTCTACAATTGAACGAGCCCCAAGAATTGATGTTCGATGAGGAGATGAATGGCCGGAATTAGGGACGTATTACTGGAAGTGAAGCGCCTTGCAAAAGACAATGGCTTGTCCGAGCCTTATATTGTCGGCGGACTTCCTCGTGATAAAATCCTCCACCGCATCAACAAAGTAGAAGATATTGATATTACTTCTGGCGATGAATCAGTTCATCAATTGGCAGAACTGGCAGCCCAAAAATTCAGAGTAAACCCTATACGTTTTCCTGATGGCCACTATCAGTTGTACATCAATAAGATAAAATACGACTTCTCATCCAATTTCAATTCACCCGATGCGGCGTACTTTCTAAAAAAGGCCGGAATCAAAGAGCCATCAAGTATGTTGATTGAATTGTTCAGTCGTGATTTCACGTGCAACACACTTATCATTCCATTGGCATTGCGTAAAATTGTAGACCCAACTGGGTTGGCTATAGATGATATTAAAAAGAAGATAATCCGTACCCCTTTACCACCACGCATCACACTTAGAGATGATCCGAAACGTGTAGTACGTGCTATTTATCTTGCCGCAAAGCTTGGATTTGTTGTTGAAGAAGATATTACATTGTGGGTTTTGGCCCATCACGACAAGATCAAAGAAGAGGTTTCTGTTGGGTTTTCTAGGAGAAAGCTTGCTGATGCCACCAGAGCTGATGCCACTAAGACAATGCAACTAGTCACACGCATGAGGCTTTGGAATGTTATTGGTATTCCAAAAATTCTTCAACAGTCAATGCCGGTGGCGCAGTCAGCTGCCCAGGTGGCATTATGAAGCGTCATTTGAAAATAGCAGAGATTCGTAAGAACGAAGAGAACAAATGTCCGTTCGGTCTTCCAATACCATTTGCATGTAAAAATGCTGGTGATCATGTGAATCAAATGGCTCCATTTGAGGTGATGGGTAAAGAAGCATCCGAAGATGAAAAGGAAATGTTATCTGCTGCCAATACAAAACTTCTTGCTTGGAATTTACTGCGAAGTTCGGATAAGCCGTCTCATTGCAAGTATGTGGGGCATATTCTAGAACATGAAAATGCAGTAGAGTGTAATCATGATGATACGGCTCCTGGGCAGGGACCGGCTCAACCATTGATGCCAGCTCCATATTATTCCAAGATGTTTAATGGAATTATCACGGGCTTGACCACATATCCCGCTGGCTATATGTCCGATTATAGTGTGAGTAGAAATATGTACTTTGGCACATATTCTTTAAGTGGTGGCTTCGTCGGTATAATTAGCAAAATAGGAAAGATGTGAAATCACATTATGTATACAAAATAACCAATACAGTTAATGGGAAAATATATATTGGTAAATCCATTGATCCAAAGGCTAGGTGGCGAAGGCATGTAAGCGCAGCCAAAACAAAGTCAAAGGCTCAGTTTTTCTATCTTCAAGCCTCAATCAATAAATATGGCGAAGATTGTTTCAGTATGGAAATTATCGATAAGTGTGAAACTGCAGAAGAGGCGTATAATAAAGAGATTTATTGGATTAGTCATTATAACTCAAATAATAAAAAAATTGGTATGAACTTAACAGCTGGTGGCGACGGCACTCTTGGACATACGGTATCGGCCGAGGCCAGAGAGAAGATGTCAAAAGCTAATAAAGGTCGCAAGATGCCAGAGTGGCTTAGACAAAAGATTATTGCTGTAAATACTGGTATAGTTAGATCTGAAGAGACGCGAAAGAAAATGTCTGTTCATCAAATTGGGGCCGGTAATCATCGATATGGTAAACATTGCTCAGAAGAGCAAAAAAAGATTATTAGTGCAAGACAAAAAGGAAGAGTGGTTTCAGAAGAAACTAAAAATAAAGTTAGGACAAGTACAATTAAGAGATTTGCTCAATCGCCAATGTCGAAAGAATCTAGGCAAAAAATTAGTGTGGCCAGAATTGGTAAGCCGTCTGAGTTCGGTGAACAACATCATGCGGCCAAGCTCAAAGAAGCCGATGTGATATTGATAAGAAAACTGGCCTCGGAGGGAATCTCATACAAGGTTTTATCGGATAGGTTTGGGGTTAAACCCACTCAAATTGGGAAAATTGTCAAACGTCAGCGGTGGGCTCATGTTCCATGATTTTGCCCACATAGCTAAATATACGAATAATTCAGAATAGGTTTGTCAGCAACATTGAGGTTGTAATGGTAGAAAAACGCGCACAAGATTTAGGAGAAGTTATTGCCCCTTTGATGGGAGGCGGACATTTTCCGCACTTTGAGATAGGTGACAATATCGAGGTCTCGCAAGATCCTCATGAAGTTATTTTCAATCTTGATAAGATTCCGGGTGCTCCAGATGCACAGGATATTATTGTAGAAGATGATGGTAATGACGAAGATATTGAAGTGGATGCCGATCCGGCAGATTCTGATGCATGGAAATGGGAACATTCTAGCTTCCTTCCTTGGCTTAGTAAAATGTTCAAGAGTGTTCCTCCACATTCAGGCTATGACACCACCGGATTGGAAAAGGCAATTGCTTTTTTTGAGGCATTGGATCGCGAGATATCGAAAGCTATGCGCACCGATTTCAAGGATGAGATTGATGCCGCACAGGCCGAGCGGGCTCGTGAGCAGATTGAAAATGGGCTCGAACGTTTGCTGGATCGTCTAGAGAGCGTGAAGGTTGATAAGTACAAGCGCCACAAGAAGAAGAAGAGCAAGAGTTGGGCAGAGGATGCCGGCATTGTCAAAGAGGCTCAAAAGACCACAAATATCACCGGCATTACGATTACGGTACCATTGTTGATTTCGAGAATTGCACGTGTTTGCATTAATGGAATGGTATCGGCTGGGCATGACATTGAAGATACTTTCAAGCGTCAGGTTGAGGAATATAATCTTGATAAGAGAGAACAGGCAGAGCTTTCTCAGCTTCTTTCGGACATGGGTTACGCGATGATGCAAGATCGTGGGTATGCGGTTGGCACTCCAGTTGAAACTTGGAGAAATGACAATTTTGATTTTTCTGCTCAATACCGGGGATAAATATGAGAAACTACAAGGGTGCCTTTTACAGAACCGATGAGATTAGCCGCGAGCCTGACGATCAATGTCCGGATTGGATTGATCTCCTTGCTACCAAGATGAGCATTGAAAAAAACGCTTCCAAGACGGCCGTTGAGGTAGCTAGGGAGCGTCAACACCAACCATCTATCTATGAAATGATGAGTGCCATCGTCAGCGGCCAGAAGCCAAAGTATAGTTCTGTCGAAGAGGCTGTGAAAGATTATCAGCGTCAAACCGGGCTGGAAGAGTACATGAAGCGTGCCGGGGATAATAATTTGAGTGTTTTGGCTAGCCAAATAATCGCGGAAGCAGCTCATGGCGCTTGCCATAAATGCGGCAATTCCAAAGAAGAATGCGAATGTCCAGAAGATAAAGGTGATTCTGACGACGGCAAATCAGAAGAAGATGAGGACGAAGAGAAAGACGAAGACGAAGATGACGAGGACGAGGACGAGGAAGAAGAGGATGACGAAGACGAAGATGACGGCGATAAGGATGATGCTATTGATGCCTTCCGCAGGAATCTTGATTACGGCGAAGCTCGCGATATGACCCGAGAGGAGCTAGCAGCCAATCCTGGAAAAAAAAAATTAATCTCTGAGGCAGATGAGGAAAAACCAGAATTACTCGTAAAAAACCCGTCAATTGAGCATTTTCTTAACAACGTCATAGAAACAAATATCGGAATTCAGATGCCAGCCATTCTCCATTCGCTGATTGAGACTTTCGGCCGAGACGGGGTTGATCATAAGATCTATTCTGACAGAGAGCTGTTGGATTGGATCAACAGAAGGCTTATTACTAAGGGTATTGCGAAGAATGATGTCCCATCTCATATTGGGCGCGGCGTAGGTACTCACGTTGATTATTCTGGAGATAGAGACTCAAATAAGGATCCATTTACTCTGTTAGAGCCAGATAAGGGTCATCTGTAATTGTAATTCTATACATTTATCTGTATTTTCATATATGTGTTATATAGATAGGTGTAAATGAAATCTACAGAAATTGGTTATAATGAATTATTCTATAAGCTTCGTGATGGAATTCTAAGTCTTGATCCGGTATATTTTTGTGCAAAATATCTAACTGTAGATGGCAAGCCTTTAAAATTAGAGGGCACTGGTTACAAGCCATTTGCTGATATTTATCGATACATAGCTCTCAAAGCAATTGAGCCAAATTCAAAACCAATTGTTCTTGTGAAGGGGCGGCAGGTTGGGGCGACGACGATGGCTGCGGCACTTGAATGTTACTTCAGTGCTTGTGGGTTATTTGGCACGAATGAACGCCCACCCATGCGCATGATGCATTTGTTCCCGACGTTATCTTTGGCGGCTGCGTATACAAAAGACAAACTTGATCCAATCATTGGTCACGCGATTCCTGTTCCAGGAATGATGAAGAGTAACGGCATTCTGAAGTCGTACATGGAAGCGCGTTTGGACTTGTCAAGCCCAACCAATAACAACATGCATTTCAAAAAATTCTTGTTTGGAAATCAGATTTGGATTGAGTCAACTGGTATCGACGGTGACAGAATTCGTGGTCGTACATGTGATGGTACCTTCTTTGACGAAGTACAAGATATGCCCGATGTCGCTATCGGTGCAGCTACTAAAATTTTAGCTCAATCTAGATACGGAATGCCTGGTGAAGGCGTTCAAGTATATTATGGAACACCAAAAACCAAAGGCGGTTCCTATTGGAATATGTGGCAGAATTCCTCTCAAAATTACTTTCATTTACGCTGCGAAAAATGTGGAAAGTACTTTCCTTTGTATCATCCTGGTGTGAATTGGGAAGAAGTATGGATCTATGGTTTGACGGTTCGTTGTACCGAATGTCATCATGAACAAGATAAGCTTGAGGCACAAGAGCGTGGCCGATGGATACCGATCAATGATCCAGAGAAGTGTGATTTTGTTGGCTATCATATTAATCAATTGTATATTCCACATTTTACCAAAGAGACCATAGATAAAGCAAAGCCTGAGCGTAGCCCAATCAATACTGAGCGCGTTTATATGAACGAAGTTCTTGGTGAGTTCTACGACGGAGAAGGCGGCACAATTACAACTCAAGAGATTCGTGAGCGGTGCATCGATAAAGGCCGCAAGATGGTCAAATACATTTTTCCGGATGAAGGCCGCCGTGTTTACGCTGGATTCGACTGGGGCCAGAGAGGGGTATTGGAGCAGCTTGCTGGGCGAGGGCGTAAGGGCTCATATAGCTGTGCAGTTATTTTAACTGTCTCTGGTAACATATTTAATGTTGAATTCGCCACCCGATTAGTTCGGCCAGATCCCGAAACCAAGAAGGGTGCCGTCGAAGAAATGTTTCGGCGTTACAATATGGCATTGTCGGTTGGTGATATTGGTGATGCTTATGACTTAACGCATCAGTTGCAAAGAACTTATGATGAAAAGTTTTTAGCATCACGCTCTTCTCACAAAGTAAATGGGCATATCAAATATTCAAATGATGAATGGCCAAAGACAATTGTATTTGAAAAAGATTATTACATTTCAGAGCTACTTGGGCTTTTGAAGGATGGCCGCATCAAGTTCCCGGGTGGCAGTCTAGACCGAATCGAATGGTTGATTGAGCATTGTGCAAGCATGGAAATCAAAGTTACAAGGGATAAATCCGGCGAACCTTTAAAGAAGTATGTCAAAGGTTCAGGAGCCAATGACGGTTTGATGGCGTTATTGAACGCTTATTTGGCCTGGAAGTTCGATGTAACTCAGGGATTCACGATTAGCAATCCACAATATATGAAATATGAAGTAACCACAAGCGCTCGCCCAATTCAGGCAGTTGTTGGGTATGTCCCTCGAATGTTTGGTGGCCGTGGATAAATACAAGCTGGGTAGTGATATAGAGGATTATGATGATTGATATTAATAATACCAGAACACGGGCAGAAGACCTTATTGAAAGGAACGCCAAGATAGCTTCTCGTTCTGAAAGCTTAATGGCTAAAAATATAGCTCTCTCAAGCATTCCCGAGGTTTCCAATCGTATGGCTCGTGGCGTTAGCGATGAGCGCAGAGAGATCATGGAAATGCAGATTGACTCCGGAGAATTGAGAGAACAAGGATCTGGATTTTCTGCCAGGAGTGGGCGAAGTGACGTTCGGCATGTTCAAACCAGCCTGGGTGTAGTTACACACAACGGCAAGGGTATGTATAAGATGGCGAGTGGAGTTGGCAATGTTGCCTCCTCTGCTGGTGGCGGCTGGCGTGGCTCTAATGACTCTGTAAGGCAAGTTCCCGAAGTTTACTCCCCTCTATGGCTGAACTCCAACCTAAACTTACCAAGAGACCGCCCAACCATTAATGCTTGGAGTCGTAGCTTTTTTGCATTGAACCCAATTGTTCATAATGCAATTACATTACATTCAACTTATCCAATTGCCAAGCTTAATATCAAATCAAAGAACGCCAGGGCAGAAAAGTTCTTCTCCCAAATGGCGGAAGAAATTGATTTGATGAATATCGCTTGTATGGCAGCTCAAGAATTTTGGATTCTTGGAGAGGCGTTTATTTACGGAGAACTGGATGAGAGCAAGGGTAGCTGGAGCCGCTTGATGATTCTCAATCCAGATTACGTCAATGTGCAGCGTAGTGTCATTGCGGCCGAGCCAATCATCAGCATGCGCCCAGATGAAAACCTTAGGCGAGTAGTTTTTGGTAATCAACCATCTGACCTACAACAGCGCAAGCAGCTGGATCCTTCAATCATCGAACATGTTCGCAATAATGAACAAATTCCGCTGAATAACTTCTACGTTCATCACATGGCTCGAAGGATTTCTCCATACGAGATTCGTGGGACTGGGTTGATTGTAAGTTGTTTCAGAGCGCTGATGCTATGGGATAAGCTGCGCGAATCTAAGTATGCCCAAGCAGACAATATGGTTAACCCATTAACCCTTGTAAAAATAGGTAATCCGGAATTCCGCCCAAGCCCAGTTGATCTTGAGAACTGGAGGCATGTATTTGAACAGGCCCAATATGATAAAGACTTCAAGATCTTCACTCACGACGCCGTAACGGTTGATCGTATCGGTTATGGCCAGGGTATTTATGACACTTCGGCTGATGTTACTCAATTAATAAAAGAGATCTATATTGGCTTGATGGTTCCGTCGGTTATTATGGATGGAAGTGATACTACTTATGCAACGGGTTCTGTGGCGTTGGATGTTTTGCGACAACGATATATGCAATTCCGTCAAATGATGTCTACTTGGTTGAAGAGAAAGATCTTCGCTCCAATTGCACAGATTCAGGATTTTTATGATGTGATTGATGGAGAGAAGATACTTGTAGTTCCAGAGATTGATTGGAATCACATGTCACTATTTGATATGGACAGCTACATCAATCAGATGGTTCAGCTTACAACCGGTGAAGGTGTCGCTAAGCGTGCCTCATTACAAACGCTATATAGAAGTCTTGGTCTAGAATACGAGGAAGAGCAGAGGAAGATTCGTTACGAAGATATTCAGGATGCAATTCGAACCAAGGAATTGGCATCTCTGGCACAATACGATCTCCATGAATTGCGTGCTCTTGGGCCAGGTGATGAGATTGATGAAGTTACTCCAATTAATCAACCAGTACCTGGAGAGAGTCCATTTGTAACTCCGCTAGGAGCAGTGCCAGGTGCAGCGCCAAGTGGTGGCGGATTGGGTGGCGGCGGATTGGGAGCACCTCCAGGGCCAGGGCCAATGCCTGGAGCACCTCCACCAGCTCCAATTGGTGGCGGAGCGCCGAGACCACCAGCTACTTCGGGATAACACACAGGCATATTCCAGCTTTATTATAGTTGGAGCGGTACATGAATAACTTTGAAAAAGAAGCTCAAAAGAGATCTGTGACCAAGATGCTTGGAAGAGCCTTAAATCCAATGGAATGGATTCGACAAATGTCATCCAGCAAATATCGCAGGTTGATTGCTGCCGTAGATGCTGTTGACAAGACGATGCGCGATAACGTTACAAGGCTGAGGCCAGATTTGCGTGAGCGCCTACATCAAGCCCGTATGGCATTGAAGAATCGGGATTTTAGAAGAGTTTTTCAATATGCCAATTCTCTTCTTGATTCTGTGAATGGTGTATTCATTGATCAAATGGATGAGCTTGATTCTATTGGTCGTGAAATATATGCCGAGTTTTCTCAAGATACAATGGACGAATTTGATAGGCAACAACTTGAAGAAGAGCTTGGTATTCGTAAGGCTCCGCGAGTAGCGGCTTCTGCAGATCCTGAATTGGTTATTGAAGCCGGTGTTACTCAATGGCTTCAAGAAAAAATACCTACAAGAAAAGAATTTGAGGGAGTGTTCTTTGATAGGATTTTCAAAAACATGCAGGGCAAACAACAAAATGCAGCGCGTGATGCTTTGGCCATTGCAGAAAATACATACAATCTTATTGAGCAGGCGTTTGCTGTCTTGGATGATAATCGCAGAAATATCATGGAGTACGTGCGATTGGCTAGGGAATATCAGAGGAAGCTAACGATTGAAAAGGACAAGCTGAAGCGTATGTATGTAAATTACTTTCCAGCAGTCGAACCTACCAAGCCAGCTGAAGAGCCAGCAGGAGTTTCCCAGCCTCCAGCTGCAACAACACCACCCGCAGCGCCCCAACCCCCAGCAACGCCACCCGCTCCCCAACCGGCAACAATGATTGGTTTAGGGCCGCAGACAGCAACTCCTAAACCTATCCTTCCTGGCAATCCACAAGATCCAAAGCAGGCCAAAGCCGCAAACGATATGGTTGCTCGTGCGAGAATAGAGATACTGAATGGTCACATTGGTATTGGAATTGCTTTATTAACCATGGCGTCTGAGCTTTGTGATCAATTTGGAGATGAGCAGCGCAGTATTGGTTTGTTAAAGACTGCTGCTGATTTAGATCGGATTCGAGGAAGAACCGTAGATGTTTGTTACCTTGATGATTGTCAGGATCTTCCACGATTTTCAAGAGAGAGAATTGCTGAAGCATTTCTTCGTGGCTACAGAAATCCAGAAGTACAGAGCACTCCAAAACTTATGATAGATGGAAAGGAAATTGAATAATGGAGAGCGAAGATCTTCAGATATTGCGATATGCAGCCTTGGAGTTACAGGCGAATACTGGAGATCTGGTTAAGACTGCCGGCGTTGTTCAAAAGCTCAAGGATTGGTGGGCTATTCGAAAAAACAGAAAGGCGCTTAAAGCGCTTCGAGAGCCAGTTGAAAGAACATTCAAGCGATTAGACGAAGCTGTTCGCAGTCAAGATTCAGAAACCGTTGATCGTATCACATCGGAAGTACTTCCATCTTTGCTTTCAGATAGCGTAAGAAAAATGGAGACGCTTCGGGATTCGATGTTGGAGCATCAACAGGATTACGTTAGTCCCAGTGGAGATACGCTTGCTGGCAACAATCTTCGTTGGGTAGCTAAGAATTACCACAAAGACAAGACTTTGGTCCAGAAGCTCTGGGAACAATTACCAGAAGCTTTTAGGTCTGAAGTTCCAGTAGGCAAGCGTATCAATCAACCCATATCTAATTTTTCTTGGTATCGAAACTATGGGCCAGAAAATATTGCTATAAGTAACAATGTCAAAGAAAATATATGGCGAAACTTGGGGCGTTTATTTGATAGTCATATGCTTGAGTATATGGCCCCTAACTACGATCAGTTCTTAGAGAATTTGAAGTTTTCTATTCTAAATGATTCGATGTTGGAAGTAGTTAATTTCTCTCCAGTTTCAGAGCAAGTTAAAAATAGATATTCTAACGAAATGAGAGTTGAATTACATCTACCCCCAGTAGCCTTTCCTACAGGGACGGAGGAAATTCCAATTCCAATTGATAAGGTTATCCTAACAGATTTGGGCACAAGAATTCCAAAGAGAACTCAATTATCGATGTTGGGCGTTTGGCTGTCCACAGATCCGGCGGGCAGACTTAAGAGTTACAAACCACCAGCTGAACCCGTGATTGAACCAGAACCAGAAGAACCCACAGTGGCGTCTGATGGACCAATTACCAGAATTGTGAAGCGGGCTTTACTCAAGAAAGTGCTTCCAATAACTCAGGCGGTTGTTAAGGTTAATGGACAGACCTTTGATTACAAAGCTCAATTTGCGCGAATCTTAGCTAGTGCATTAAGGCAAGAGATTGATGCCGAATGCTCGGTAAGGCACCAGGATGATGATATAGAAGTACAAGTGGAAATTTGTGGAAGTAAGGTGGCTGCCTTACCTGCAATTTTTGGCATATCTAAGTATCTAACCGATGAGTTTTTGAATCTAACCAAGATCGGCATTGATGTTGAAATTGTCTCTGGCGTCTCAGAACTAGAGGTAATTGAGTCTGAGGTTCTAGACCAAAGTTTTAGAAAGGTTGCTTTTGATTGTTGGAGATCATGATGAATAAAAATGACGTTATCAATATTGCGGCTGACGGATCAAGCGTCTATGCCCAAGATGTCTATGAAGCTGACTCCGACAAATTTGCAAATATAGATTCATTGGCAGAAGCTGTTGGTCACTTCTACAAGGGCAAAATGATTCAGGTTTATTGGTCTGATTCTGGCGGAAGTACCAATTATTCTGATTTTGAAATCTCTAGCCAATTGTATATTGAGGGCAGGGTTCTTTGGGGCAGGGGAGAGGTTTTTGCTTTGGAATGCGAAGTAACTACAGCGCTCAAGAAATTCAAAACGGTTGTATTATTCAACTCTTATAATGTCTATATGATAACTCCACTAGATGGTGTTGATATCACGCACTGTTTCAAGGGCAGATTGAAGAAGAATAAGAGTCAGGGTTTGCCATGAGCATAGCCAGTGAATTAGCATCCATTTGTAAAGATTTGAGGTTGCTTGGCGAAGCCGAGTTAACGAAGGATGCTCTTTTCGCTTATGCTGCGATAACCGATACAGAAAATCCAAGGGCAGATCTGAGTTACAGTTATGTAATGAGAAAACTACGAAAAGGCGATTATGATCGGCAATTGAAGTTTCAAATGGCATTTAAGGAAGCATTTGATAATGCCTTATATGAGGATGTAGAGGAGCCTGCAGAAATTGCCTTGATGGTTGCTATGAAAGCAATTGATTTCAAGGACGAAGATGCCAGCTAGATTTTCACAAGTTTCCAAGAATTTGTATAGGGGTGGGTGTCCGTCTGCTCACGATTTGCTTTTTCTCAAGGGCTTGGGAATAAACAAGATTGTTAGTTTGGACGATGAGTGCGGCCATAGTATAGATCTAATTTGCGAAGAACTTGGTCTAAAACATATTATTTGGGGATTGGGCGATGGTAACGATCCAAAAGTGGCCGCTTTAAAGAAGAGAATTGTTCCGACGCTTACCCATGACGGACCAACCTATATTCACTGCTTTCATGGCAAGGACCGAACTGGGATGGGTGTGGCAATGTATCGAGTCTATACGGGATGGCCTGTGGAAAAGGCTCTCAAAGAGGCCGCCGCATTCGGAATGGGTAAATACTTATCTCCAAGTGTGACTCGAAGCTATTACGACGCCGTCAAGCAATTTGCCAACGAATTAGAAGACGATAAGAGTAATGCTATTGATGCGGTTTCGTTGACGCGGCAGACGAATTCGTTTGCCCCACAAAATCCGGCGGTCAACGATATGACAATAACCAGGCCGGTGAATTTCAACCTTCCTCCTGGTACTGATATAGAATTCAGTCAGCTTAGTAGGATTGCAAAAATTGCCGCGCTCAATAAGAAGGCATATGTCCGCATTTACATTAAATGTAAGTCTTCTGACTTGCTCAAGCCAAGCAATTATTGGTGGGGTTCCAGAGAGGCGGCAAATAAAAGTCCAAACTCTTCTGGTAAAATGTTTTCTGCCAACTTAGCATCATCAGCTGTTTTTGAGAAGTTCGATAAACCAGTTACAAATAACTTGATACATAATATTCTTACTAAAGATATTGATGTGGCTATTCTTAGGAATGATCAGTATTTGGTAATTGATCCTGATGTTTTGATAGATATACAAGAAGAAGATGATGTAAATGATGTTGCCGGAATTGGTGATGTTGTTGAAGTTGGCCTTAGGGACAATTCTACAGATTATACATTTGCCTACCCAGGAAGTGGAGCTGGCGTTGGTGGAATGCCAGATGGTGCGGCGGGTATTGTTCAGCTTCCATATTCGGGGCCTGGACAGGTATAATGGTAATACTGTGATATAAGGTTAGTAACTAATGTATAGAAAAGCTTACTCTGTTCAAATGCATTTTGGGGTTCCGGAATCTGAAAAGAGGATTGCGGAAAAGGCAGAGGAATATTTTGAGCAGCTTATTTCAGGACTACAAGATACCAAAGATTATCTTGATTTAATCTATATTCCATTTCAGAAGCATCAAAATATTGATATGGAAATGGTAACTGACTACCGAAAGACCTTTAAGGATTATCGTGACCAGGTAAAGCTGAAATTTAGGAAGATGGTAAGAAAAGCCTATAAATGTGTAGGTTTAATGAATGCTTTCAGCACAGATACCGCCACCGAAGAAATAATGGAATCTTTTATTGGGTCCATTAGGGAATTAGATAAATATGTTGATACCTTTGTGTCAATATTCTCGAATCTTAATAGTTCCGAGTTCCGAGATCACTTGATTTCGACGATTGACTCGCTCAAGAAACAGATGAATCAAATTGAGCAGTTGATTCGAGATCGTATTTTGGAACACATAGACAGTAATATTTTGGCAAAGAATTGGGCTAAGGATATTTCAAAAGGTGATGGTGAGCCCATTGAGGAACGAGTTCCGTTGGTCGTTCAGCTCTTCAGGGAAAGGCAGAAAGCTTTACAAGAGAGCTAATTGGAGATTGATATGTTAGTAAAAACTGGCGATGCAGAAATTATTAGCGTTGTTGACCCTTACGAAATTGAGGATGAAACCGAACGCAAATCTGCTTTGGCTACAGCTTTAGAGAAGGCGCAGAGTCGCATTTCTGCAAAAGAGTCTGCAGTTAAAGACAAAAATGTAATGGAGAGCTAATGCTGATAAAACTAGGCGAATCTGTTTTTATTAGGCCGGAGGATATCAAACCAATTGAGAAATTGGCAGATGATATCGATTTGGATATTGAAAGCCGCATGTATAAATTTGCCCAAGAGCTGAAAGTTATCGCTCCCAAAGCAAAGGACTTTTTGTATTTTACTTGCGTTATGATGCATGCTGCTGAAGCGGCCTGCGTTAATGATGATGGAACCCCAAAGAAGACATCTACAGGACAAGATGTCACAGCTACCTGGGAAAAGGCTGGGGATGGCGTTAAGTGGGTTTGTAATGACAAAACCCTGATGCCTTATAGAAATAATAACCGTGATATTTTCCCCGAAGCAGAGTTAAAGATAGCTTATAAAGTTTGGGTCGGTCGTCCATTATGCCTCGATCATCAATCACAGTCGGTTGATAAGATTCGAGGCGTTATTGTTGACACCGTATATGATGACCGTAGAAAGAGAGTAATTGCTCTTTGTGCTCTTGATGCGAAAAATTATGGCGATTTGGCCGATAAGGTCAAGACAGGCGTTGCTAATAATGTTTCGATGGGTACAGCCGTTGGGCGCGCTGTATGTTCCGACTGCCACAGAGTCGCCAGAACTGAAAAAGATTTCTGCCAACACATGAAGAACAAGAGCTGCTACGGCGAAATCAACCTAGATTTGTCTCCGATTGAACTGTCATTAGTTGTTTCCGGAGCAGACCCAAAAGCCAAGGTTAAGCATATTATTGCCAGTGATATTGCTAGGGCTGCCGGGTTACTTTCAGATTATTTGGAAGTAAAGAAAGGTTTGTCTAGGCAAGATTTGACATCTATTCAGAAAGACCTTCAAAGTCTAATGGGTAAGATCGAATCTATGGCCAATGACTTTGATGAAAATGATGAGAGCGATGCGGTTGGCCCAACTCGCTCTAGCTGGTCGATGGAAGAATCTAGTGTAGAGCCATCGACTCAGATAAATATGCCTGAGGCTTTCCCAACGTACGCCTCAGACTTACAGAAAGCAATTTTGGGAGCGCAGACGAAACTGGCTAGCCTACAGGAGAATTTACTTAGAGTAGCATCTAATAACGAGGAACCAACCATGACAAAGAAGAATGCATATTTTCAAGGTACAGAAGAACCAAAGCCGGGACAGAAACAATACTCTGTAGATCCGTTGAATGAGAAGGCGAGATTGATGGACAAGAATCTACATGGTCCGGCTCCTTTCCCAAATACGGGTGACGAAGATGGAATGTACCCTGGTGATGAGAAAGTAAAGAAAGAACTTCAGCGTTTAGCTGATGAGCACGAACGCGCATTGTTCCGTGAGGCCGCTCTTAAGAAGGCCAAGGAACAATTGGAGAGCAAAGGATATTTCCAGGGCACAGAAGAGCCAAAGCCAGGAAAGGTTCAGTATTCAAAGGATCCTTTGAATGAAAAAGACCGTATGCTCGATAAGCAAATGGTTGGTGCCAAGCCATTCCCAGGCGTTGGTGATGTTGAGGGTCTTTACGGGGATGATGAGGCAGAGAAGGAGAAATTACTTCGCGCTTCGTTGGTGAAAGCACGTTTCGAGAAGGTTGCCCTTCCTGATGGCCGCGTCAACAAGTCAGCTTCAAGCTGGGTTGTCTATGCTAATGACAAGCCAATTCTTCGTGCTTCCGTTGATCAAATTACTAAGGGTAATTCAGATGCCCTTTACGACGCCGTTGCTACTGAGCGTTTTGGTAAGTCATTACTGAATCGTATTCAGACCGAAGGCTTCCAGGCCACAGCAGACGCTCTATTAAAGAGTGCACAGGCTGCCCCAGCCGCTCCTCCTCCAGCTCCGGCTCCTGCAGCGGGTGCTGGTGATCTGCCTCCACTTGAGCCGCCAAAGAGTGTTGGTGGAGAGGGTGGAAATACCGATGAAATCGTAGACGACCTACAATCTCTATATGATGAGATGGGCGGCAAGCTTAGCGATCTTCGTGATAAGGTCAGCGGGGCCGTTGGTGAAGATGCAGATGCCATGCCAGATGTCGAGCCTGCCGGTGACGCAGAGTTCGCAGAGGGGCCAAAGACGGCAGCTCAACTTCAATCAATGCGTAAGCGTTTGAACGGTATGCTGCAAGAGGGAGTTGATGAGACCATCACTTCTTTGGCGAAGCATATGCGCGAGATCAATACTGCGAAGAGGGTCTACAAGGAAACTTATGCTTCTATGACCGAAGAGCAGCGTGATTATCTGAATGAGCTAACAATTTCTGCAGTCAAAGACGCAAAGGCCATGTTGGTTGATGCTGGTAAGTTGATGGAAGCAGTTGTTAAGTATGCTTACGGAACCGCTGAACTAGAGAAGCGCGCACATAGCACAACAGAAGAAAATCTTCTTGACGTGATTTTTGCTTCGGACGAGACCGAAGAATGCGCAGACGCCGCAGACGGTGAGGAATGTGCAGACGCAGCGGATGCCGAAGAAGCAGATGCCGCAGATGCCGCCGATGGCGAGCAGGAAGAGTGCGCAGACGCCGCTGATGGTGAGGAAGAGTGTGCAGACGCAAAGGACGGTGGAACGTTTAATTCGTGGTTGGCAAATATTGGCAAGGGCGGAGATTCGGCGAAGGCTGATGACGCCAAGGCTGATGAAGATGATGCCAAGCTTTCTCTCAAAGCTCCAAGTGGTGCCACACAAGAATTAGGAGAGGTAACAGTAACAGCAGGAGGAACTTTGGAACTATCAACTAAAGAAGGGCGTGCCCAGGCACGTATAAAGCTAGCTGAAAAGGGCTTGCTTGGGTTTAATGAATTGTCTAACGATGCGCATCCAGGTGGCAGCGTTAGTGCGGTTGACGCCGGTAATTTGGATGTAAAACCAAATGTTCCAGGTGCCGAATTCCATGTGCCAAAGGATATCAAAAGCTACATGCTCGATTTGGCAAATATGCCACCTCGCGTACGTAAGCAAGCTGAGATGATTCAAGCGCTTGTTGCCGAAGGTCGCATGAAGGCTGAAGATGTTGATAAGTTAACCTCTTATGGTGTTGACGCCGATGCAGTCAAGTATTGGAAGGAACTGTTTGGTCAGGGCGATTCGGAGAGCAAAGACTTCGCATCCAAGCTGACACAGGAACACGCCAAGGCCAAGCAGGCTGAGGAAGTTGAATCTTACAAGGGCCGTATCAAGAGAGCTTATGAAGTTGCCAACCAAATGGTTGCCAAGGGCATGATTACTGAGGCTCAGATTGATTCGCAAGTCAATGACATTATGAAATGGAATGACGCTGGATTTGAGAGCATCAAGAATATTTTGGCAAAGCAGCCATCAATGAACAAGCAGGCTTCCCTTCCAATGGTTGGTCTTCTAAGTTCTGGTGAGGTAATTCTACCAATGGCCAAGGTTGCACAAGAAGACGGGCAAGATATCAAGGGGTTCTTTGATAGCTACTTTGAGTCAAAAGGTTTGAAGTTCTAATTTTCTGGGCCGGGCGGGGTTGAAGGCCCCGCCCATCCATAATGAGGTAAATATGTCTAAATTTGATATTGCTACAGAGATGAATGGTATTATGGCCAGCCCAGTATATCAGTCTATTTTTGCAAAGCCAGAGTTACAATTCACGAAGACTGCTGCAAAGAAAGAAGATGATAAGGAGAAGGCTGCCAAGGAAAAGGAGAAAGCTGCCAAGGAAAAGGAGAAGGCCAAGGCCGAAGCTGAAAAGGCTAAGGAGAAGGCAGCCAAGGAAAAAGCCAAGGAAAAGGCCGAAAAAGAGAAGGCGAAGGAAAAGGCCGAGAAGGAAAAGGCCAAGGCCAAAGCTGCAGCCGCAAAAAAGAAGGCTGTGACCAAGTACGAAGCTTGTATTAAGAGTCTGTGCACGGCATCTGAAATTTTGGATGAGGCAGGACTTTCCAAGGCATCAGCTTTCGCATTGTTGGCTCTTGATAACCTAATAACGACCGCTGCCAAGAAGAAGGAAGATGGCAAGGGCAAGGACAAGAAGGAAGAAGCCAAGAAGAAGGAAGAGGAAAAAAAGGCCGCCGAAAAGAAGAAGGAAGAAGCCAAGAAAAAGGAAGAGGCCAAAAAGAAGGAAGATAAGAATGATGCCAAAGGTCTACCTCCTTGGTTGAAGAAGAAGGATGAGAAGAAGGACGACAAAGCCAAGGCCAAGGGAAAAGACGAGAAGAAGGACGTTAAGAAAGATCTTAAAAAGAAGGCTCAATTTCGACCATCACCATATCCTGGCGATCCGCTAGATCCCAGATTGCCTAAAGATCATGCCGATGCAGATTGCGATACAGGCATGGCTGAAGACTCTGATGATAACAAAGAGTTCGCAGAATTGATGAAACAACTCGAAGAGCCGGAAGGCGAAGGCGATTGGTCGGTCTTAGATCAACCAGCTGATGGCGAAGGCGAAGGCGAACTTGATCTCGAAGATCCAGATATTGAGTCTTTGGTTGAAGGCATCGGAGATGATGGTAAGGCAACTACAGAGGAGCCAGACCTTGATGAATTGACTCGTAGTGTTGCGAGCAAGAAAACATCTTTGCAGAAGTTAGCAGAGGAATTGGGTTTTTTAGCGTAAAGGCAGCTGAAAAAAAGGATACAAAAAAAGATCCAAAAGCTAAGGTGCGTAACAAACCGGCTGCCATATTTGATAATAAGCATCCAAAAGTAAAGGACGATAAGGATCATTTTCCAATTGATACCAGCGGCCGTGCTCGAAATGCCATTGCAAGATCACATCAATATACATCAGCCCCACCGTGGTGGAGTGGTTCATTAAAAGAACTACAAAGTGCAGTAACTAGAGCAGTCCATAGCAAATATCCTAGTATCAAAATCAATGATAAGAAAAAGAAAGCGGCTATGGTAACTCTTCTAGAATCCCTTGGAATGCAAACATGAAAAATTTCACCGCAAACATAGAGCGCGATATGGCCTTTTTCCTCAGTGGAGATCTTAAGAAATCTCTCGGAGCTGATGAGGCCATATCCTCTCTTATTAAGGCTCGTAATTTGCTTGAAAATGCTGGCATGAAGCTTCAGTGTGCAGCTGTTGACGCTATTATCAAAAGAGCAAAAACTATTGATGAAAGCACTATCGAGGTATCAATATGATTTTCAAGCGAGGATCTTGCGCAGAAGAACTTTTTGATGGCATGCAAAACGCTCAACAACAAGTTCTTGTAGAAGAGGATCAGCAACACGATCAGTTGGTTTTTGCAGCAATGCAAGCATTGAATAGTGCGGCTGAAAGTTTTGAACGAGTTGGTAGAGTAGCTCGTGCAGAAGAGGTAACGGCAGTAATGATATCGCTAGCTGATAGCGCATCTGCGGTTGAGTTTTTGCCAGAATTTAATCAAAAGGCCCATGTAATGCGCTTTTATTCGGATCCTGATTATCGAAAAAATTGTGAGAATTTCTTTGATAAAACAAATAAGAAGGAAGCCGAAAATGTTTTTGAGTTTTTAGGAATTGATACTAAATAATATATTGGAGGAAATAATGACACGTAAAGAACAAATAGCTAAGAAAGCTGCACAAATTGCGGCTCTGGCAACATATAAGGCAATTCTAAACCCACCAGTTTGGAAAGTTGCTGGTACCAGTTTCGAAACATCTCCTACATTGGATGATATCGCAAAGGCCGCAGCCGCCGCTTCTTATAGCGCTGTTCTGAAAATGGCCGATATTGAAATGCCAGCAGATATTAAGCCAGACCTAATGAGTCTTAGTGTGGCTTTGGATAGAGAGTCTCCTTCATTTGCTGCGTATATCAGAAAAGGAGCCCCTTCAAATCTAGTTCCTGTCGATGCAAAAAACTTTGTAGACTATGTCAATAGTGGTGTTCCAAAGGAAGCAGGAGAGACTTGGGTTAAGCCAGGCAACCTGATTAATGTTCTTGATCTTCTATTGAGCAATGTTGAGCCAGATAAGAAGGCCGGTTTGAAACAATATCTTCTTAGTTTGTCAAAATCTTAAGAAATCATCTTATATTGAATTAAAAGCCTGGTAAACCCAGGCTTTTTTTTGCCATAAATCAAATGCGGCTTGTTATATAAGTTATTACAAGGAGAGATATGAGTTTAAAAATTGTACAAGTAGGAAATGCTATTCCAGTATCATATCCAGTTGATCCCGTGGCAGAGTTTGAACCGGGAATGATTGCCCAGCTTTATTTGCGCGGAAATAACTTAGTGTGTGGTGTGAGTGATGGTAGAGCACCATTTGGAATTATTGATGATTTCAAGACAAGAGCATTCACAGCCCCATCAATTGATGAAGAGGTGATTGTTCCGATCACATCAGCAATTGAACAAGATGGAAAATTAATTACTGTGGTTGATGTGAAATGGGAACTTCGTAACCCAAATATCATTCCGTCTAGTTTCATGACAGCGCCGGTTGATGTGCATCTTATTCCACGTAACGGAGTCGTTCTATTCCCAGCTGGAACGGAACTTAACTTCGATTTCGATGGAGATGGTATTCCTGACTCGATCCGCACCGTCGTTAGTTATGTATATCAAATACCGAATGTGTCTGGTGATGATTCAACCTTGGGTAGTGGACATATTACCGTATGGTTTCAGCGTGGAATTTTCCAAACTGATATGTACGAGACTAACCAGAGATATCCACTCAATAGCATTCTATTCGTATCCGAGAATGGCAGACTAACTACATCACAACCAAATGAAGATTATCCAGGAGTTGCGCTCGTTACGGGGCCGCCAACTGCCGCATTTGGCACTTTGGAGTTCATGTATCTATAAGGGCCAGATGAAAACGTGTTATCGATGCAATGTTGACAAGGACATAAGTGAGTTTCACAAGCACAAATCCAGAAAAGATGGCTTGAGTGATGTTTGTAAAATATGTGCAAATATTGATTCTAAAATGCGCAGGCGAGTTAGAATATCTAAAGAAAAAATTGAAATTCTTAAGAAGGTATGTTGTACGTGTAGGTTGTTAAAATCATCTGATAAATTTTGGAAATCTATAGATAATATAGATGGTTTGAGGTCATCTTGTATTGAATGTGAACGAGGATTTGCGGCTACGCCAGAGAGACAATCTAAAAAGTGTAAAAGTAGAAGGTTATGGAATGCAAATAATGCAGAAAGAGTGAAACGCACCGCAAATAAGTATCGCAAAATTAAGCGCAAAACAGATCCTAAATTCAGATTAAGGCTTAATGTTTCAAATGTTATTAGAGAGACTATTCGTAACCGTCCATTATTTAATAGCCAATTGGATAGACTAAATAAATATATATTTGATTGGCTGCCATATACTTCCGATGAACTTAGGTTACACATAGAGTCTTTGTGGGAGCCGTGGATGAATTGGGATAATTACGGTAAATTTGATAAGATTAGGGACACTTGGCAAATTGACCATATCATTCCTCAAAGTAAATTGCTTTTCGAATCATTTTCTGATGAAAATTTTCACAAGCTCTGGGCGTTGGAAAATTTACGTCCACTTGAAACGATAGCTAATCTAAAAAAGGGTAATAAATCAATATCCCTGGACGAGGTCCAAAAAAGAGCGTCAGGGGTTTAGCATGTTCAAAGTTGTCGAATCTATATTTACCAACCCTATACGTTTCCCAGCAAAGCCTGGCATTAGTCTTTTGCCAGGTCATGTCGTTAGTATTGTTGAATATGAAGATGACATCGTGATCGATTTGTGTGATGGCAACACTCCATTTGGGCTGGTAGGAAATCGTTGTTTTGGTGGCAATGCTGTTGATTTTAATCAGATGGCAAATGTGTATCCACAAAGAATGATAGTGGATCTGAATAGGTTTGATAGAGGAAATGATATCAAGGTTGGAAACTCTCTATACTGCAATGAATTTGGGGTTTTGAGCAGCAAGAAGCCTTTTGATAGTGCTATTTTATTGGCTAAGGTCATTACTCCGGCCGGTGCTGGAAAGAACCATATGCAGATTTTATGGCTTTGAGGAAAACTATTACTATTGGCGTATGGTAATAGGTTTAACCATAGCCATATTTAAAGGTGTTTTACATGAACGATCAGGTTTGGAAGGATTTTTTCGACGATGACCAGACTAGGCGAGTTATGAATAGCTCGGAAGTGTGGAGGAACTATTCTCAAGCTGAGCTTGCGCGAGAGCAGCTTCAGAAGGTGAATGCTGTTGCCGCAGCTCTCGATCATGAGAACCAGGTAATGGCTGATATTGAGGCTTTCCGCCAGAAGGTTGCCAGCGATCCGGCGTTGAAAGCATATCTCAAGAAAGCTGCTGATGTACTAAAAGAACATCCAGAGCTGAAAGAGAAAGTAGACCAAAACTTTTTGAATGGCTTAGAGCTGCTTAATCTTGAGGACTAATTATGACGCTTTCAAAATATACAGATAACCTATATCAGTCTGAAGTATACCGCGAGCTTGAGCGTCAGGCTGTGAAGAATGGATTTTTCAAACCAACAGATGCTGAGCTAGTTAAACTTGCGGCCCAGGAGATTCAGCAAACACAGAGCATCAATCGGGAGGTTGATGCCACTCCGTCTAACGACCTAATCGTAGACGTTGCCCGTTTGGCTTATGCAATGAGGCGCAAGGGTCTTATTACTCAGGCCGAAGACATTGAACAGAAATTGGTTATGTTCAAGCAAGCCGAAAATGCATTTTACAATGTTACCAAAGAGACAAATGAAGACTTGATGAATTTCGCTCATCGTGATGGCGATGTGAATCTCATTGAGGGCTCAGGAGATCTTGGTACGTTTGAGACACTACAGAGTGTTGCTGACAAGATTCTTGCAGTGACTCGTAAGGAGCCTACTGGCAAGCTGGCGGCATTGGCCTCGATGATTAATAAGGTTGCGCAGCAGGGGGCTTCTGGCGATTGGGGAGAGCCTCAAGGAGGTCAGGCTGCCTCAGGGGCAGCTCCCCAGCCAAAGACAAGAAGAGAAATATTAGAGGCAGTACAAGGAACCTTAAATCAGTTTGATACAGCCAGAAAACAAATTCAAAATTTACCAGGCATAAATACATTTGGGTTTGATAATGTCAACTCTCCTGGCCAATTATCAGCATATGTTTATTTTGCTTCTTTGGCTGGCAGGCAAGTAAATCCCAATGATATTGATGTTTGGTTTAAGACCAAAGAAGTATCAGAAAAAGAAGGTGTCTTTGTAAGCGGATTGGTTAATTCCAGTGCAATGTATAATAAGCTTTCGTCTCACAATGCTGATTTTTTGATTGCAATAGCTAATGTTTTAGGGATTGGAGATGCTCTTCAAAAAACATATCTAAATGAAAATAGTCCAAAATACATTTATAGTGCTGTGTATTTTTCAACCGGTCTCTCCCAATATGCCTCGGAAGCTTGTCAATGGTTACAGCAAACATTTCAAAATTTAACAAACAGAACTTTTGGTGCTAATAATGAAATCTTTAATGATGCCCAAAATAAGATGGTTGGTATTGTTGAAAAGCTGGTCAGTGATTTGAATGCTATCAATATTAATGTGCAGGCCACAACGACAAATTCAGCTTTCAAACAATTAATCCATGTTGGTAATGGGATTAATGATGCCTTGGCTAGATTCACAAATGGCACGTCATTTAGATATCTTAGTCTTGTTAATCCTACGCTTATTAATCAGATTGTTGCATTGACAAAATCAATATCAAAAAATATTTCCGAACAATATAAAGAAATTTCTGGATCTGAAGGCGTGAGGTTAGTAGATATAGATACAACCGCATTAGGAGCTGCATTTAATTATTGGGATAGTAAATCTGGTGAAGATGAGAATGCGGCAGCTATTGCTGACAGAATACAGATGTTTAAAGAGATTATCGACAATCACAAGAATAAACCATGGGTTGAGTTGCAAGAGGCTCTTCTAACATCGCCTCTAAAAATCAATCACCCAAATGAAGCTTCATTGCAACATGATATTGATGCAATTGTGAAGCAAAGGAGAATGTAATGGTGATCAAGATAGCTCAACAAGGTGCATTTTCTGCAATATTTAGCGGTGGCGTTACAGGAAAGGCTCATGTTTCTCAGCCTGGTGGCGGCGGAGCTGCACCCAGCGGTGGTGTTGCGCCTAGTGGTGGGGTTATATCTACCAACAAAGACGTTGATGCCGTTGTTGCTACCATGCAAAACCTAATGGCTGACTTGGGAACTAAGCTGAGTACTCCAGACGCCGCTCAAGCTGTTGTTAGCAGATTACAACAAGAAGATCCTAACACCAAAGTAACTTCCAAAATGATTACCGATCAAGCAGTTCATTTCGCCAGAACTGGATCTTCTGTTTCTTCACGAGCAACGGCTGGTGATGGTGTTTGGGGCAAAAATACTCATGATGCACTGGTTGCAATCCAGAATCTAGTGGCTCAACTAAATATCAAAGATGTAATTATCTCTGAGGGAACTGGTCCGGTACCTTATAAATCAATGAAGGATGAAGAGTTGATTGAGAGAGCCCGTGAGAATATCAATAACATCTCTAGGATATTTGGTGCGTTAGGTATTCAAACTTCAACCGAATCTGTTGGTGAAAATTTTGGAATGGTTGTTGTTGATGTTGTCAAACCAGATTTGTCTGGTTTAGAAGATCCATTTGGTGCTGGTTGGGGAACTCGTCCAGTAACAATAGGAGATTTGGTAGATCTTCTTAGCTTCTTTGATTTTATGAGTGGGCTGAAGCCTCACTTCCCCTGTACTCCGTTAGATTCTGAACCAGCTCCTAAAGCTGAGATTCAAACCAAAGGTCCAACGACAGCGGCTTTTGATGATTATTTCAAAAAGCTGGCAGATGAAATTCTTGATAGATCTATTATTAGATTGGGACAAGTTGCGGAGATGGTTCCTGCGGCAGTAGCGGCTCCTCCGCAGTCTTCCGATCCTCATTGTGTAAGTGTTATCGAAGAAATTATCAAGTGGTTTTCTGAAAGGGCAAATACAGAGTTTGATGCATTGTATATGGCGTGGTCGCCGCCGGGAAAGGCAGGATCATTCCCAAGCCCGCGACCAGATCGAAAAGGTAAGGTTGCAACCAAGTATGATGCGCAACTTGGTCAGCTTTATGTCCAGCAAATGAAGGCAATATCCAATGCTTGGAATGATATTAAAGACAAAATCATCGACGCCATCAAGACACATGGGAATCCAAGATCTCCAATTGTAACCAAGAAGATGATCAGGGATGCTCTCAGTGGGGTTGGAACCAGTGGGACTACTACTGGTAAAGCCCATCAACAACGCGATGAGGGCGGTGAAGATAGAGGCCGTACCATCAATTATGGCAAGAGTGGTCAGGAACTTCCTCTTGGTAGCTTTATCATTTTGTCTAATATTCCCAAAGATAAACGCGATGCACTTACACAAGATCTTGCAGAAAAATCTGCTGGTGGTTTGCCCGAACTAAACATCAATGATTGGTCTTACGGTTGGACAAGCCTGGCCCAAAGCGATGTGAAGGGCGGAAGCGATGCTGAAAAGTATGAGAATTTTGGCCCATGGGCAGTGGCGGTTAGGGATTCCATAAGAAACATTTACAATGATTGGCGGGGATCTGTAAGCAACGACTATAACGACTGGAAGCGTGGAAATCATAGTGATCAATATTTAGAAAAAGAGCGTGATAAGTTGCATTCAAATCTTGAGAATCAGCGCGATTGGCTAGAGAAGTGGATGGACAAAATCAATGGCACGATTGGTCTTTGGCAGAAGACATACAAAGAAAGAATGGAAAGGGCACGAAGAGGGCTTTAATGAATGGAGAGATTCAGTATGTATCAGATACTATTTTGCTTGAAAAAACGTTTCAAGTTCTTGCTGAATTTAATGATAACCGGTTTGAGAAATATGCATTTGATTTAGCCGCAATTCTTCCAAGCATTGGTAGTTGGGTTGCGTCGCATACTGGTGCACAATTTCGCGATGAACCAAACAGTATTCTTAGAACTGTTGAAGACCTTGTGGTTCCTGGAATAGCTTTTGGTATCCACCCTTTGCTTGGAGCTTTAGTTGCTGTAGCTGAATATTTTGGATATGATCTTACCGAAATCTACGAAAAGATTAAGAGCGCAATTATGCCGGATTTAAAAGCCGGTAAACCAGTTACCGCTGAACAGATTAATAACGCAGCTCAGGCGGCTATACCTGAAGTTTCAGAGACCTCTTCAACAGAGCCACCACCAGAAGAGGGAGAGGCCGACGATCTTTTGTATCCGCTGCGGGCAATGATTGATAAGGGCCAACTTACCAAAGAAGCAATAGGTAAGGGCAATTCATACATTGCGCGCAATCGTGCTGAAGGCGGCTGGTTAAATCCAATGAAGGGTTTGCTCAATTTATTTTCTGCTAGACGAAGAGGTAGTATAATTGTTGGGCTTCTGTCGTGGTTTCTTAAGACAATATTACTATCTGCTGGTTTGTTGGCTGTGGCCGGAGTTGTGGGTTCGGTATTTTCAAAGAAGCCGGGAGAAACAGGTCAAGAAGGAACCGCTCCGGCATCTCAAGCACCTGCATCTCAAGTTAGTGGCAGTTCGCAAACGCCAGCCCCTACTGGTGTTAATTCTTACGTTTACAAGAAAAAGCCAGGGGATATGTGGGTTGAGGATCTGAATGGTCAGCAGCCTCACGAGATGATTTTAAAGTGGGCACTGCAGTCATATCCAATTCTAAACCAATATAAAAGCATTATACTGAATACACCTTCTTTTTGGAATACCGTTCGCGAAGTAACCGAGGATTGGAGACCTGGGCAAGCTGATGTGGTTATTCCGGATCCATATAAATCAAGGGATGAGGTTGTGAAGCTGTTCATTGATGATGTTTTCAAAGCCGTGAATGATCAAGGGAGAAAATAATATGAACCAAGATATTTGGGACGAATTCGAAAAGATAGCAGTTGCTCAAGGGCTAATTTCGGTGGCCGAAGAGGATGGCCAGTCTGGCACCTTGCCGCGAAGGTATGACTCACTTTCGGACGATGCGATTCGCTTGCTCTATAACATCGAGCCAGATCTTGAGAATAAAAAGAACATTGTTGAATTTGCTCATCCAGAAACAGCTGTGGTTGGTCGCGCTTACGATGCGATGAATTCAATTGTTGAAAATGAACAGCAACATCAAGACATGATGGCTTACATTGCTCTAAAGATGCCAAATGGTCAGCTGACACAGAGGCGCTATGTTGCGGCCAAAAAAGAACTCTTGGATTCTTTGATAAGATCAGCGTTTACTCTTGATAATCAGGACGAAGAAGGGTTGATGGCGCTTGCCGATTCTTGCTCTCAACGTTTGGAAGAGCGTCAGATTAAGAAGGAGGCAATTGCCCCTTTAGCCATAGCCGGGATAGCGGCGGCAGTATTGGGGCTGGGTTATTACTTCACAAAGGGAGCGCCTCCAGCTGAGGATGTTTATCAAAACGCCCAGAAGGTGATCGATGCCCTTGAGCCATTGTCTGATCGAGCCTATGCCGCTCCAATCAGAAGAGACATGGCTAACGTAATGAATATGGCTAAGCAAGTTTACAATGTGAAGACTCAGCTTATTGCAATTCATTCTGTTGATGAGGCCATCACAGCAGCTCAGCAAGCAGATGAAAAACAAAAAGCCGAAGTCGCTCATCAAATACTTACCAATTATATGACTCAATTGTCGAAGATTAAATCGGCTATTAAAGGATGGGTTGCCGCTATTCGTGCCATGACCGGAGAAGATACCGAGCAGCGAGGTGATTGGTCAGCAAAATTACATGCCCTCTGGTCCTCTAGTGTAAATACACCAGAAGAAGATCTTGTCGAAGCCATTGAAGGAAAGTCTGATCTTTTTGCAAAGCTTAAGCAATTCATTCCAGGAACTCAGGATACCCATGGTGGCGAGCGTGGACAAGATGTTGTGATGGGTGGTCTGTTGGGATCGATTAATCAAGAACTTAAGAAGTTTCAAGGCGCAATCGATGTTGCCAAAGAAAAGACCCCAGAAATTCACGAGACATTGGCTCAGGCGGCAGCGAAAGAAGCCCCAAGCCTAGCTCCAACCCCCGCTCCAAAACCAGCAACAAAACCGGCAAATACCGACGCCCCAATTGCCTCAAATCAACCAAGACCACAAAGCCCATCGATGGCCGATCTTAATAATGAATTGCTTGCAACTTTGGGATTAAATGGATGAGAGATCTAAGAACACGATAGACGATTGGAAGAGATACTTACATAGTAAATCTCAGCGCATCGCTGTTGATTCTGAGCGCGGTTTTCGAAGAGCCATGAGGGGGCTCGATGATCTAATTGCGGCCAGCGTTCCATCCACCAAAGGTATGATTTGGCGCAATGGACAGATCAATCCAAATGTATCCATCGCTGATGTGGATGTCGCACTCACACTTCTGTCGAAGTTTGGACAAGCGAACTTGGATGACCTGGGCAACCCCAGCGATCCGAATCGTCTTAGCGGCACACCAATGAACAGCATGTTCATTTCACAAGAAGATTCAAAATCCGATGAGTGGAGTCCTGGAAATTCTCAAAATCAAGGCACCGAGGGCAGCTCAATACCAAGAAAAATACCTTCTTCTGGTAAAAAAGATTCCTCAAAAACCCCCGAAAAACAGCCTAAAACTATAAATATTGACGAACGTATGAAAAGGCTGACGAATTTGATAGAAAATGTAGAAAAATAATTTCTCATCTACTACTACCGTTGTATTTAATTTGAAGGCTCCGGTCACCTTTAGAAATAAAGACCGGAAAGATTTTGTAAGACCTAAAGATGTAAGACGTATGGCGCACCAAAGAAGTGGTGCAAATAGGATATAATCATGGCATTAGAACTTGTTCAGCCTGGCATTCAACCGCTAGGACAATTTGATGGGGCAGATGGCATCTTAACTACTCTTAAGGGTGGAGAAGTTGCAACAATTAAGGGCGTAACTCGTACGGCTGATAAGGCCGCTTGGGACGTAGATTATGACGGATACGTGGGAACGTCTCGACCAGTTGTTACAACTGTTTTGGTTCCTGGCGATCGTCCTCTTTTCTTGGTGGATGAAGGTATCACCGGATACGGAACCTTGTTTGGTTCAGTGATTGGTGGAACTGCCGGACAGTATGCATACGGTCTTGGCCAGGTTCCAGCAGTTGTATTGGGCCCACACACGGCATACGCTTCTGGCAAGGTCACTCTTTGGGACAAACCAGGTACATACGCTGTGACCTTGGACGCTTGTGACACTACAACACAAACTGGTCTTCAGCCAACAAACAGCACTCTTAGGATTGGTGCTGCATTGTACGCAACGGCCACCGGTCTGTTGACTCCTAACTCTGCGTTGAACTTCGACTCTGACGGTTATGCAATCGTTGGAAGGTTCTTGAACTTCGAAGCTTACAAGGGTGGAAGCTTGGTAACGACTCCTGTCACATTGGTAACGGCTGCTCTGAGCCCATCTGGAACAGTCCAGAATCCAAGTGGTGGAGCCTTCCGTGCGCTGTTCTACTTCGCACCTCCGCTTACGTAATTGATCGATATATGGATTTGGAGGGGTGGAATCCCCCTCCTCTTCCACCAGCTGTTGATGGATTTTGGCAGCTTACAAACAAATTGTTACAAGAGGTAAATATATGTCTTTATTTGATACCCGTGGTGGCATGAACGCTACCAGCGTCAAAGACGCACTAAATACGTTAGTTAAGTATGCTGCGATCCTCGAAGAGGGCCAGCCTTCAAATTTGGCGCTTTCGGGCCAACCAGGTTTGAATGACGAAAAACGGGACGAGCTGATCGCCCGTGCAATCATGACACAGGAAGGCAAGCTTGCTCTTGCTCAGGCTATGGCGAATCCAATTCGTCGTAACTTGGACTATCAGGGAATTGCCCGCCGTCTGTTGGTGGTCGATCCACTTCCACAGGGCGTCGATCCGAAGTACGAGCGTGACATTGATGTCGCCGCTACCGTTATTTCCAGCAATGGTACCGGTGGTGAAAGCCGCGTGTTCGGTGATCGTATCGTTGTACCAACCTTCGAGCTTTACTCGAACCCAACAGTTCGTATCTCTGAAGTTCGTCGTCGTCGATTCAACGTTATTGATCGTGCCGTTCAGAAGGCCCGTCAAGAACTTATGGCCCAAGAAGATGCAAACATCTTCGCCGCCATTGACGCAGCATCGTCTGTTGAAAATACGTTGCAAGACATTACAGACAGCGGTCTGTTGAAGAGAGACTTGGTTGAAATCAAGGTACAGATTGATCGTTGGGACCTTGTAACCACGAAGTTCTTCATGAACATCAACGAGTTTACGGACATCCTTAATTGGGCAGCTTCCGGAACCTCGGCTGGTGAAATTGATCCAGTTACACAGCGCGAAATTCTCCAGACTGGTCTTTATGCTCACATCTGGGGCGCTGATATCATGGTCTCCAAGATCGTTCCTCCAGGAACTGTCTACGGTGCCTCTGACCCAGAGTTCGTAGGTGTGTTGCCGATTCGTCAGGACATCGAAGTAATTCCAGCGGATGAACCAAAACAGCTAAAATTGGGCTGGGTTGTTTCCGAGGAGATTGGAATTGGTATTGTGAACCCACGCGCTATTGCCGCTTCCCGTAAGTCAACTGTCATCGGATCCTAATTTTAGGCTGATTTGTGAATCTCTGATTCACAAATAATAAGTGCCTAATTAGATGATGAAAGGCTGGATATGTAAATATCCAGCCTTTTTATTTAAAAAAGTCGAGCCTAAGTAGGTAATGCGGTATATTATCATGACTGAAATATCGCAATTAGTAGAAGACGGGCTGGCAATTAAAAGAATTGCCGCAAAACTAAACATACAAATTTCTCTGGTAAAAGAAGAGATTGCTAAGAACAACCTTCAATTGAAAAAGGAAACCTTCGACAATTCTCAAATCGAAAGAATTGTCAAGCTTTATTCAGAAGGAGTATCTGCCAAATCGCTGGCACAAAAATTCTCAATACGAAAGGAAAGGATTCAGCGATGGGTGAAAGAACAAGGGTTTCTTCGTTCAAAGAATGAGAGCCATAGATTTACTTCATTTAATGAGAATGCATTTGACGTAATCGATACGCCAAGCAAGGCATATTGGCTGGGCTTCATCTATGCTGATGGCTGTAACCAGCCGGATACAAATACTGTTAGTTTTGGCCTTAAGGGATCTGATGAGGGGCATTTAAAGAAAATGTCCGTTTTCTTTGGGCTTCCAGAGGATAGGGTTACTAGAAAAATTAGGAATGATGGCGCTGATGTGGCGAGTTTCAAGTTATATAGTAAACATTTATGTGAGCGTTGTACTGAGGTTGGAGTTCCAAGGGCTAAGAGTTTGATTGTTCAATATCCATTATGGCTTGAAAAGCGTTTACATCGTCATTTTATTAGAGGCGTGTTTGATGGTGATGGGTGCATTAAAGTTGCTAGTAAGACCGGTGAGTGGAATGCTAGTTTTGTTGGAACCGAGAATACCATTAGGGTTATCTCTGGTATTGTTGAAAGTGAATTATCTATTCATTCTTATATTGCCCATGTATCAGAAAATAACACGTGGACCTCTGAAATCACTGGCAATCAACAAGTTTTCAGATTCTGTTCTTGGTTATACGAAGACGTTGATTCTTCCATTTATCTTGATAGGAAACACGAGCGATTTTTGAAGCTGAAGGCTTGGCTGGAGGGAAAAGAAGATCGAGCTGAGGCGCGCAGGGAGAATAGCAAGGCGATTCGTGTAATAGAAACTCCTAATTTGAGTGAGCGTTTATATTATGGTTCGGTTGCGGCGAATGCAAGAAAAGCGGCCGGATAATATAGACATTCATACATAAGGCCTCGATGATTTGGGGCTTTGCAAAGCCTCGGTGAAAGCCGGGGCTTTTTGTTTTGTTATGTGTAACGGATATTTTTGCATGTTGTAAAGAGCGTCTTTTAGATGAATAAATGGCTGTTTTGGCCGAATCATCACATTGTGAGATATGTCAAAAATATATATTCAACAAAGCTTTTATCTACCAGATCTTGATTCCCTTGCGGCTCAACCTAATGTTGAACCTGGATTTGTTGCATGGATTGTTGGCGTCGATGGGGCCTATATTGCCGTTGTGTCTGGTGAGTTTGGTGAAGCTGATGGGATTCATATTATAAATGGTCAAAATGGAGTTGATTGGATAGATGATTATGTTCAAGTAATAAGAATAGATGGTTATGAACTTGGCCTAATATATAATCCTCTCTATTATAATAAGCCTGTCCATAATGTGCTTGGCGAACACATAGCTTCAATTGATAGAAAACTTGGCAGTATATCTGGCGGCTCCGGTGCTCAAGGAATGCAAGGTTGGCAAGGT